CCGTGAGAGAGCCCCTTCCGACTACCGGGACCCGCCGCTGATGGCGAAGTGGGCCGGGAACTTCTGGAAGATCATCGCCTCGTGCTCGCAGAGCTTGGCGGTGACGCCGTCCTGGTCCGGACCCGCGTCCACGAACTGGGAGACGTCCGGCTTCTCCAGCTGGACGATCTCGACGAACTCGGTGTTGATCCCGAAGATCACGCCGTCCGCGGCGTCACCGGTGAAGTCGTTGGCGAGGTCGATCTGCTGGCTGGGGTAGACCCCGGCGAGCGCGAACACGTCCTTGAGGGTGTTCCCCTGATCCACGTTGTCCGTGATCTTCTTGGTGCGGATCAGCTCGGCCTTCGACTCCTGGTAGTTGCCGTAGGTCTCGTCGTCCATGAACATGAGGTCCACGCCGCCTTCCTCGGAGCCGGCGAACTGCGCGGCGGCACGGTACACGCGCCGGAGCACCTTCATGCCGTCCGTGGCCCAGGAGCCGATGTCGCCGTACTGGTTGTAGTGCCAGATGGCTTCGGACTTGTCCACGTTCTGGACGTTGTCGGTCTGGGCGTCCTTCGCCGCGAAGTCGAGGAGCCCGTTCTCGACACCGGTCCCGATACCGTCCACGAACTGCCCGTTCAGGGTGAGGAAGCCGTACAGCTCCTCGGAGTCGATCGCCATCCCGGCGCTCTTGCCCGTGAGGAGGTACTTCTCCCGGTCGATCGCGTAGGAGTCCACGACCGCCTTGGGGTACTCGTTGATGAGCTTGAGGACACCCGTCTTGCCCTTGTTCTCGTTCAGCTCCTTCTGGGGGATGTTGATCGAGATCACGACACGGTGGAAGTCCACGCGGTACTTCTCGGTCTTCTTGCGGCGCGTCCGGTCCAGGGTCTCGTCACCGTTGTACATGCCGCGCCCGCGGGCCGGCGACCCGGTCATGATGCCCCGCTCGACGAACGAGCCGGAGTCGGAGCTGACCTTGGCCTTGGCGATCAGCATCTTGCGGAGGGGGGTGTTCTGCGAGAACGTCCGGACCAGCGGGCCACGGAAGTTCGAGAACGTGGTGTTCAGGACTTCACGGGAAATCGGCATGGGGTCACCCCCGAAGATGAAGAGGTTCGTAGGGAAGTTCGTCTTCGCCCTACCGCGTCTCTTCCTGCGTGCTCTCGCCTACGCAGTGCTGGGTGCGGGTGCTTGCCAATGTTCTATGCTACACCCGCTCGCCCGGCTTGTCACTATTCGTCGTCGTCGTCCCCGTTCGCCTCGGCCTCGGCCGCCCGACGTTCCCGCGCCATCACGGTGGCGTAGTCTTCGAGCGGGTGGCTCGTGGTGTCCGAGGGCCGGGGACCACCACCGGATCCGGCGCCGCGCACGCTCCTGGGCGCCTTCTCCGCCGGGGGATCCGCCGCATCAGCGGCCTCCTTCATCGCAGCCCGCACCATCTTGGCGGCCTTCTTCTCGGCCTCCGGGGTGCCCCCGAGCGCCTTCACGATACGGACGAACTCGACGTACGCACCCGTGGGCTCGGCCACCTCCTTCTTCCCGGCGGCGAAGTCCGCATCTTCGTGGAAGTCGGCGTAGATGTCCGGGTACTCCCGCTCGTACCGGGCCAGCGTCTCGTTCGTGGCGCGCTCGGCGGCCTCCTTCTCGTACTTGGTGACGGTCTCCCGGACCTTCACCAGCTCCCCCTCCTTCTCGGAGAGAGCCTTCTCCAGGCCGGTGATCCGGTCCGTCATGGTCTTGGTGGCGTCGGTCTCCCCCAACATCTCGGAGAAGTAATCCCGGGACTTCTTTGCCTCTTCGAGCTGCTGACGAAGGTCTGCCTCGGCCTTGGTGGCGGCCTCCATCTTGCCCTGGTAGCCTCGCTGCCAGTTGCGATGCTTCACGCGGAGGCCAGCCTCGACTCGGGACCTGCGCTCCTCGGGGAGGTCCGCGTACCACTGCTCCTTGCGCAGGGACTCCAGCTCCCCGTTCCACTCGGGGTCGGAAACCTCGGCCCCCGCGGCGGCGGAAGATGAGTCCGGCGGAGCAACATCACCGGACCCCCCTTCCGATTCCCCACCGCCAGCGGGAGCCGAGGAACCGTCTCCGCCTCCACCGTCACCGGCGGGCGTGTCGTCCCCCTCGAAGCACCCGAAGGTCGGGTCCTCCCAGGGGAGTCCATTCAAGCTGTTCAACAGGGCGCGCAGGATCATGTTGCTCTCCTTGTGTCAGTCGTCCTCACCACCCTCTTCGGCGGCTTCCTCGTTGTCGCCGGGCTTCTTCCCGCCCGTGCGCATCCGCTTCATCACGGCCTCGAAGCTCTCCGGGGGAGCCTCGGCGTCCCCCTTGCGCTGGTCCTGGTCGCGGGCGCGCATGATGTCGTCCACGAGGGAGTCGTCGTCCGTCAGCATCTGGACCAGCTCGGCCGGCTTCTTGCCGTGCAGCTCGGGGATGTCCTGGGCGTACTTGAGGAGGTCGTCCGGCGTGATGTCGAGCGCCTGATCCGCGATGAACGCCTTGAGCGGATCGAGCGCCCCGGCCTTGTCGGCGGCGGAGACGACGTCCCCGATCTGCTTGGACATCTCCTCCATCGGGGGCTCCCCACCGGCGGGCGGCGGGCCACCCATCGGGGGCATCTTCTTGCTGGGGTCCATGGGGTCCATCACGCCTCCTTGCCACGCCGGCTGCGACGGGCCTTCTTGTTGTTCTTCGGGTTGAACCCGTGGTCCTTGATCGTGTTGCGGATCTCCTTTACGCTCGCGTCACAGAGCCCCGCGCGCTTGCGACGGTCGTACGCCCGCTGACGGTGCTCGTCCGCCACGGTGGACGCCTCGGCCTTGGAGTCCTTCACCAGGACGATGTCCGCCTCGGCGCACGCCTGATTCTTGGCGATGGCCTTGCGGAGACGCTTCCAGTCGTCCTCGTTGTTGATCATGCCCCACCCGTCGTGATAGAAGGGCGTGAACGGCTTGATCCCCGGGGCCTTGCGCGCCTTCCAGGAGACCTGGAGGGGTTCGCCACAGATCCCGTCCCCGACCTTGAAGTCACAGACCGGATACGGCTCGTCCATGTTGGCAAAGACCACGTCCATGTGGAGGTGACCCTTGCTACATTCCATGTCACGAAGTACTGGCATAGTTGCTCCTTAGCCCGGCATCTGGGGTGCGCCAACCGGAATCCCGGGGGCCGCGATGACCGGGGACTGCGTAGACGGGGCCTGGAGCTGGGCGTCGGCCATCTCCTGCATCCCAGGCGGCAGGGCCGCCGGAGAGGAGGGGATGCCAGCGGCGGCGGCGAGCGCCGCAGGATCCACCGGCTGGGCCGGGGCGGGCTCACCACCCGGGGCTTCGGCGGCCTGCTCGGCGATGATGTTGTACCGGCGCAGGGCCGGGTTGTCGAAGATATCCACCGTGGCCCGGAGGAGCTGGGTCTGGTCCACCTTGGGATTCTTCATGAGGTACTGGAGAAGATCCTTGAACTGCTCCTGGACCACGGCGCGATTGGACTCCATCGGGGAGTAGGGCACGACCTCGAACGCCGCCTGGATCCCGCGGAGGGTGCTGGGCTTGATCGGCTGCCACCCGTCCTGCCCCGTGATCTGGAGGACTTCGGCCTTGGTCTTGTACTTCTGCATGAGCAGGAGCATCTTCTGGGCGACGGCGGCCGTGACCCGGTCAATGCGCTTCTGCCTGCTGGACAGGCGGTTGCGGAGCTGACCCTCGATCAGCGCCAGCTCGGTGGCGGTGCGAGCCCCGGTCACCTGACCCCGCTGGGCCTCGGCCAGGGCGGAGACGATCGTGACGTTGTTCCAGCTCTTGTCGAGGAGGGACAGGGCGTCGGGCGGAACCTGGGGCATCGGAAAGGGGACGATGGACTCGGAGAGGCTGCGCTTGCCCGTCGTCTTGAGCGGGGACCATGTGTTGGGCCCGGCCTGGACCGCAGCGGCGAACTGCTTCTCGTCGATCGTGCCAGGATCGTACGTGCCTTTCGGTACGCAGGACCGCACGATGTTCAGCCAGTAGGTGAGGAGGTTGTTGATCTCCTCCTGGTTCGGGCTGATCAGGGCGATCTCGGAAAGACCGCGGCAGTCCTTGCCGTTCTTGTTCAGCGTGAGCAGATCGTACGGGCAGTACACGAGGGAGTCGGTCATCACCGGCTGCTCCTCGCCTGGGAGCATGTGGTGCACCTTGCCCGTCTCGATGTCGTAGACCTCGTACATGAGGATCCACTTCTGGAAGTTGCGGAGCGTGTCCCGGTTGGCCCGGTCTCCGACCTCGGGGATCATCCACTTCGGGTAGGAGTCTGGCTCCCGGTTCTGCCCCCAGGACGCGTACTCCAGGTCGGCGGCCTGCTTCGCGTACTCGTCCTCCCCGAGGAGCCGGGCCTCGATCCAGTACCGGATGTCCTTGGGGCGCCGCGTCGTGAGGTCGAACCACACGCTGCGAGGATCGCAGGCGCGTGCCTGAGGCATGTCCAGCTCGGCGTTCCAGGTCGTCTTCACCAACCCGCGGCCGAGGATCACGGCGTCGAGGACGAACAGCTCCTGCTCGTCCCGGTAGTCGGAAGCGTCGAGGGCGAGGTTGACGTACGCCTCGGACGCCTTGACCTGATCTTCCCGTGCCGGGCTGCGCGCCAGGGCGGTGATCGCCGGGTGCGCGGGGATCAGGGTGGAGAGGGCCGTCTCGGCGATGGCGAACACGAGGTTGACCGAGGTCACCATCATGTCCGACTCGCTCTCACCCTCCTCCTCGGTGTAGAACTTCCCCTGGTAGTACCGGAGCAACTTGTCGAAGGTGATCTTGTCGCCCCGCTGAAAGGCGGCCTGATGAGCCTCGATGGTGCGGAGTAGTTCGTTCTCCCTCATTCGTGGATCCCCAGGATGCGAGACTTCTTCTTCTTCTTCGGGAACAGATAGTCGAGACGCGCTTGATCCATACCCTGCTGGAGCCGGATCGGCGCGGGGCGACTTCCGAAGCTGTGATTGCGGAACATGTACGCCGCGATTGCACAAGTTACTGCGCGGTCGAAGTGGTGCGTACCCTCCGCCGTCTTGGCGCGCTTCTTCCGGTTCTCCCCGTCCCACTGGAGAAGCTGGTGCAGCGTGGCGCGCGTACGGATGTTGATCTGACCAGCTCGAAGCTGCTCAACCAGGGCCACCCTGGCGTCCACCACGGTGAGCTTGGTGCTGTAGAAGCCCGGGTGCTCGTCGGAGGTATGATACATATTCTGACAACCGCGGTCACGAAGTACTGCGGCACACTCCCCCTTGTTCGACTCCACCACGACCATCGTCCGGCCGACCCCGTACTTCTTCTGCATGAGCCACACCCGGGTGGCCAGCCGACCCGGATCCTCTCGCCCGGACCAGCACGCCACCTCGCGCTTGTCCCAGGCGTTGAAGACGGTGATGGCGGAGGGGTCCCCCGTCTCCCCGAACCCGGCCGGGTCCACGACGATGATGTAGGGGACCCGGTCGTCCTCCTCGGGCTCCTCGTAGTAGTACTCCGTGTCGTCCGGCACGGACACGCTCATGGGCAGGAGCCACTTCACGGCGTCCTGGGGCATGGCAGGGTTGGTCGTCAGCACCCACCCGTCGTACGGGTCGAAGGGGTACTTGTGTCGGAAGAGGTCGGTGTCACCACTGAACTCAGTGTCCAGGGCCAACCTGCGGAACATGAGGTGGGCTTTGGTGATCCCGGGCAGCTGCGCGATAATGGAGAGTTCTTCGTTAGTGGGTACCAGCGACGAGCACTCCACCTTGTTCCCGTCGTCATCGAGCGGTACGCAGGACGGGTCCAGCCACCACTTCAAGAACAGAGGATGGAAGCGCCCTTTACCGTCGAGGCTCTTGAGCCACATCGTATGGGGGATCGAGCCGAACATCCCGGGCGTATGCTCGAAGCACACCCTTGCCTTCGGCCGCTTGTTGATGGTCGGGAAGAAGTGCTGGTTGAACAGCTCGTGATCGGGCACATCCGGGTACTCGGTCACGGCGGCGAAGTCGGTGCTGTTGCCGATGGCCGGGGCTCTCCCGCCGCCCGTGAGTACGCGGACGGCCCCGTTGTGCATGAAGCGAAGTTCTCTCTTAGATGGGTCCCCACCCTTCTTGAGCGGGATCCGGATCGAGGGCGGCAGGTGCTCGTACGCGTACGTGGCGCGGTTCCACACGGTCTCGGCGGTCTCGTACTTCTCCGCCAGGAACACGCCCTGCACGCCACGGTTGTACATGATCTGGCCCAGGAGCCAGAGCGCCACCACGGTGCTGATCTTGGCCTGCCTGTACTTGACGATCATGTTCCAGCGGTACGCGATCAGGCACGCCAGAGCCATCGCCTGCTGGGGCTGTAGCGTCAGGAGGCCGATCTGATCGAGCTGCCCAGTAGCGTCCTTCTCCTCTGACTCCTTGACAATACGGCACGCCTGTACGAACC